TGCTGCCCCCGAAAAAGGAAGTCGTCATAGATGGATGAACAGCAGCCAGACCCGCCTAAGAAGCGTGGTAGGCCCAAGAAGAAGCCCGGTGAACCCAAATCAGTATATAACTACTCCCGGGCAGAACTGGCCAGACGAGAAACACAGAAGAAGGTTCGTGCTGCAAAGAAACGTGCAGACAAGACCACACAGGTAGCACGGGATCAACGGAACTATGCTCAGAAGGTTCAAAAAGCCGCTGGAAAAGTTGAAAAGGCTTTACAGGGAAAAGGCACAGCCACTATTGACGTGGGAGACTTACAGAATCTACCTAAGTCTGTCTCTGACCTTGTGGGCGAGTCTGAGGTCGTTTTCCAGCCGAACCCGGGACCTCAAGAAGAGTTTCTTTCATCGTCTGAACGCGATGTCCTCTACGGTGGGGCAGCGGGTGGAGGAAAATCCTTCGCTTTGCTGGCTGATCCTTTGCGTTATTGTCACAACCCTAATCATCGTGGTTTGCTTCTTCGCCGCACATTAGATGAACTAACCGAACTGATTGACAAGTCCCGGCAACTCTACACAAAGGCGTTTCCCGGGGCTAAGTTCCGCGAATCAAAGTCCACGTGGCATTTCCCGTCCGGTGCAACCATCTGGTTTACCTATCTCGACAAGGACAAGGATGTTACCCGTTTTCAGGGTCAGGCTTTTAACTGGATAGGAATAGACGAAATTACCCAGTATCCCACGCCCTACGTGTGGGACTATCTGCGTTCCCGACTACGGGCGACAGATCCCGAACTCCAGCAGCATCTATATATGCGGGCAACAGCTAACCCGGGGGGTGTTGGTGGCTGGTGGGTCAAGAAGACCTACATCGATGGTCCGGAACCCAACAAGCCGTTCCCGGCGTTTGATGTAGAAACAGGCAAGCCGTTTGTGTGGCCACCGGGCCACGAAAAAGAAGGTCAGCCGCTGTTCTACCGGAAGTTTGTTCCGGCACGGTTGACAGACAACCCATTCTTGATGGCCGATGGTCAATACGAAGCTATGCTGCGTTCCCTACCTGAAGTAGAACGCCGCAGACTGCTCGAAGGGGACTGGGATGTTGCAGAGGGTGCAGCTTTCCCAGAATTTTCACGGAGACGACACGTTGTCGAACCTTTCGAGTTACCTACAAATTGGCCCCGCATACGGGCGGCAGACTACGGCTACGCGAGTCCGTCATGCGTTCTTTGGGGGGCTATTGATTGGGATAACAACATCTGGGTTTATCGTGAGTTGTATGCTAAACACTTGACAGCAGAAGAACTGGCCGATAAAATACTAGAAGCAGAACAACTCGATCCACTTCCCCACTATACCGTGCTGGATTCGTCCTGTTGGAACAAGACAGGGTTCGGCCCATCCATAGCAGAAACCATGATGCGGGCAGGTGTTCGTTGGACACCATCAGACCGCAACAGGCTGCAAGGGAAGATGGAACTACATAGACGATTATCCAACGATCCCTACACAGAGGAACCCCGGCTACGAATTTTCGCAACCTGCCAGAACACTGTTAAGCAGATGGCAGGTATTCCGTTATCTAAAACTAACAGTGAAGATGTGGATACAAAGGCAGAGGACCACGCCTACGATGCCCTTCGCTACATGGTGATGACGCGGATGTCAGGTTACGCATCAATCCATCAACAGTTAGGTGCAATTAAGAATCAGGTCCACAAAGTTCAAGATGAAGTCTTCGGGTATTAAGTATGGCAGAGATAGCAGATAAAATCAAGGACCAGACCCTTACGATTGGCGAAGCTATTAATATGGGTCCCCGGGGTAATCAGTCCTCTCTACGCAAAGCTGTAGAAGCTGCAGGTAAATCTCTGGATGATTCTTGGTTTACCGTAGGGGATGCAGACTTTCTTACAAAGTTGAATGAGGTTGGTTCAGAAGCAAACTTTACCAACCTTGCAACAGTTCAGACTGCAGTAGAAAAACAATCTGCTATAGCCGACTTACCTGCCCCACCTAATGTGTTTAAGGCAGAAGGGAAAGCCCGTTCTCTGGGACTAGAAAAGGCAACCCAAGCCCGCCGGACAAAGGCTTTCAAAGCTGTTCCAGAAGCGAAGAAATCGCTTACTGCCCTCACAGAGGGTATTGCAGCGATTGAGGACTCTTCGACACGTGCAGCAGTTGCGTTCAACTCTCTCGTTCCACTGCGTCCCGGTGAAGTTGCAGGTATCAAACTTTCAGATATTGACTTTGAATCAGGGTCATTTACAAGTGAGTATCGGCGTGGAAATAAAATCCGTAACGAGTTAGACCTTCCTGAAGTTGCTTTAGAGATTTTGCGTGATGAAGCAGAACGGGCAAAAGAAACAGGACGTGAATTTATTTTTGATACCAGTGTTACAAAAATGACATCCGCAATTAAGAAGCCGGGTGGAATTGCAGAAAAATTCAAACCGTTTGAGAAAGCGATGGGACGACCAATACAGGGTGCGTCCGACTTGCGTAAGATTATCCCGTCCATCATCGTTAATGAGTTAGGCTACGCAAAAGAAGCTAGTGCAATTATGGGCCATGCGTCAATCGATGAAACGATAGATGGCTTGAAAGATATTACCCGCAAGCATTACGCCTCTCAAGTTATCACATCAGAAGGAACCACAGCCAAGCAAGCCCTTCGTGCGTTACAGAACATGTATGGCGAAGTGTTAGGTTTGTCTACTCTGAACGAGTTGCCCGCTGCTATGAATATAACTGCAGCAGGTTTAACTACAAAAGCTGCTCCAAAACTTGCTGTCATTCCTCGTGGTAAAGAAATTGTTGGCACACAGGTTCAGGGAACTTTGACTGATGCTGACCTAGATTTGATTGAGGATGTTCGTGCCGCCCGTAGTCAAGAGTTGAAACTGGCAGCTACAGAAGCTGAGAAGAAACGCCTCGAACTTGAAAGCCAGATGGGTGAACTCGATGAAACGGCTATCCGTGCGAAAGAACAACGCCGGATACGTGAGCAGGAAATCCGCGCTGAAGAACGGGCAAAAGTAAAGGCACAGACCACAACGGATTTGACAAACATCAAATCCCCCGATGATTTCTCTGATGCCTTGAAAGAAAAGCTACGGAAGCTGAACTTCAAGCCCCTGATGAAGGCTGTTCCCGTTGTAGGGGCAGTTCCCACCTATATGGAATCACGCGAAGCAGGAGCAGGTCCATTAGAGGCTGTAGGACGTGCAGTTCTCGAAGAGGCTACCTTAGGTATCCCAGAAGCACTTCCGGTAGCTGAACAGGCTGTAAAGGCTGCTGCAGAGCCTGTAGCCGAAGAGATCAAACGACAGGTTCCTGAAGAAGGATTTGTGTCCGGATTAACCCGGGCAATGACCGGACAAGGCATGTCCGGATTTATCAATAGATAAGGAGACAAACCAATGCCGATGAATAATTACAACTACGGTGCATCTTACATCATGGGTTCCGACAAGACCTCTGTTGATGCGAACATGGGTGAATCAACTCTGTATCGTGAAGGTCTGGAGTTCGATACTCGCGCAAAGACTGACAAACTGACTGAAGATATGCCAAAGAAAATGACCAAGACAGCGGTTGACCCGTCTGTCATGAAGATGGCTGAAGAACGCGATTACTAAGGAAATCCAATGGCTGACAATTTCTTGGAACCGGAAGAAGATCAGGCGATCCCGGTAAACAGCCCATCGGAGCAGATGCCCGGTTTGGCTGGGCTTATTCGTTCTAAATTCGAGGATGCTGAGAACGGTCGGTATGCTCACGAACAACGTTGGCTGCAAGCCTACAAGAACTTTCGTGGCATCTACGATTCGACCACCCAGTATCGGGATTCTGAACGCTCTAAGGTGTTTATCAAGATTACCAAAACAAAGGTCCTTGCGGCTTACGGGCAAATTGTCGATATTCTGTTTGCCAACAAAAAGTTTCCGATTGTAGTAGAGTCCACTCCCATGCCGGAAGGCATCGAGGAGTTTGCTCACATGCGGACACCTCTCGATGAGGCCCAGCCACAGCAGCTGGACCCATACGGGTTTCCGGGTGATGGTCGGGACTTAGCCCCGGGCGGTCGTGAGGCCCATTATCTTGGTTCCTATGGCCAAGAGTTTGGGGACATGCTGGTTCCCGGTAAAGCTAAAATGGGTGAACCCCAGCTAGAACCAGCGGCAGAGATGGCACGTCAGATGGAGAAGTGTATCCACGACCAGCTTCTCGATACCAACGCTGTCAACGTTCTTCGCAAAGCAATCTTTGAATCTGCCCTGCTAGGCACGGGCATTGTCAAGGGTCCGTTCAACTTTTACAAGCGTGTCCACAAGTGGGGCCGCAACGATGAGGGTGAACGCGAATACATGCCGTTTGAGAAGATTGTCCCGCGTATTGAGACTGTATCAGTGTGGGATTTCCATCCAGATCCGTCTGCTACAACCATCGAAGACTGTGAATATGTTATCCAGCGTCATCGGATGAACCGTCAGCAGTTGCGTTCCCTGATTATGCGTCCGCACTTTGATGCGGCTGCAGTTCAGGAAGCCATTGCCAACGGACCTAACTACGTTGACAAATACTACGAAGATACTATCCGTGAAGATGAGACTGAACCCTACTACCAAGAGAACCGTTTCGAGGTCTTGGAATACTGGGGTGTCATCGATTCCAAGTTTGCCTATGAAGCTGGCTTGGACGGTGCAGATGATATGTCAGAGTTTGACCAGATGCAGGTCAACGTCTGGATCTGTGGTAATGTTGTTCTTCGTTGCGTAGTAAATCCATTTACTCCGGCACGTATTCCGTTCCAAGCGTTTCCGTTTGAAATCAACCCCTATCAGATTTGGGGTGTTGGCGTTGCGGAAAACATGGAAGATGCACAGATGTTGATGAACGGCCACGTTCGGATGGCAATCGATAACCTTGCGTTGGCGGGTAACTTGGTCTTTGACGTAGATGAGGCCAGCTTGGTTCCCGGACAGAACATGGATATCTTCCCCGGTAAGATCTTCCGGCGACAGTCGGGTGTTACCGGAACAGCAATCAATGGCCTGAAGTTTCCCAATACGGCCCCTGAAAACATCCAGATGTATCAGATTAGCCGCCAGCTTGCGGATGAGGAAACAGGTATTCCGTCAATCATGCACGGACAAACAGGCGTTACAGGCACAGGTCGGACAGCAGCAGGTCTATCCATGTTGATGGGTTCTGCAGGTCTGTCGATGAAGACCGTCATCAAGAACATAGATGATTACCTCTTGAAGCCGTTGGGCGAATCATATTTTCAGTGGAATATGCAGTTCAACGAGAAGGTAGAAGAAATTGAGGGAGATTTGGAAATCAAGCCCCGTGGCGTTGCCGCAGTTATGCAGAAGGAAGTTCGCAGCCAGCGTCTTACCTCACTTCTTCAGACGGTAGCCAACCCGATGCTTGCCCCGTTCATCAAGATACCTAACCTGATGCGGGAGTTGGCTATCACACAGGACATCGATCCGGATAGCCTTGTCAATGACACCAACGAAGCACAGATGTATGCTCAAATGTTACAAGGGATGATGGTAAATGCTCAACAAGCAGCAAGCGCAGAAGCTGGCCCCGCTGGTCAACAGCAAGGAATGGCCCCTGATGGAGGAGTACCTTCAGGATTACAGGGAAGCGATGATACGGGCCGTGGTAACGGCACAATCGGAGTCGGAACTGCGCCAAGCGCAGGGGAAGCTGGCTTTACTGGAAACACTGGCGAAACTGAAATCTAACTACGAGGCGGTAATAAAAAATGGCTGATACGACCCCTTCATTCTTTACGCAATCCACAACGCTTTCTCCAGAAGCCTATGCGAATAGCTACGTTGATTTCTACAACCAAACTCTTGGAACAGGCATTAAGGTAGAAACGATTGCGGAAAAGGAAGAAGAGGATCAACAAGTCCAACCTGCAGTATTGTCTCCTGTATCTGCAGGGGCAGATGATTCGATGGCCCCGCCGCCCGTTACTGCCACTGTTCTAGGTAAGGGTAGGGTGGCTATGTCTGATCCTACCAAGTCCGTAGTTTATGACAATATAAGTTCAATAAATTACAACAGCTATGATGATTTCACTGCAGCCCAGCAACGTGATATGGTTGACTTTGGTTTGTCGGGTGATTTTAAATTTGAAAGACCCGATAAAACCAAATTTGCTGCTGAAATAGCTGTAGAACAAATACTGCCTATGGGATCTTTGATAGGTGGTGTGCTATCGGGGGAAGCCCGCCCTGCTCCTTTTGGCAATGACTCATATCGTCCCAGTGGTCTCTTAGGTGCGGCATGGGATGCTGCCATGTATTTCCACTCCAAAGATGTGGCTGCTATCCGTGCTGCTGCTGATCCTGCTACGGGTAAACTTACTGGCGGGTTTATGATGGAATTAAATGGTATGAAAATTACTCGCGCACCGGGTAGGCTGAATTACTACGGGAACCTGCAAAATTTGGAACAAACTCAAGTTCGCGCTTTGGAAGAAACCATGAAGGGTTACATCCCGGGTTCTATGCAGGAAACTTACGATGAAGATACAAAAACATGGAAGACAACAGGGACAGCAGGTTTGTTACCGCCAGAAATTGCACAGAAGCTGGGTGGTAACTATACCGCGTATGGGACGTTCGTAGACGCATACGGGCAGGGTTCCGCGTATGGTTCCCAAGAAGCAGCCCAAGAACTTGCTAAATTTTACAATGTTGATTACAACACGGCTACCCGCATGCTGTCTGATTTGCGTAAAGAAGCCCCGATGTTTGCGAAAGGGGCAAAGGCCCCCAGCGATGTCGTCAACGCTGCCATCCAACGGTTCAAAGACGCTGGCACACAGCCCGAAGAGGAAACACCAGCAGCAGCAGTAAGGGCTACCCCACAAGTTGCCCCGGAAGATGAAGGATTACCTCCGGGTGATGAAGGTCCTACAGTAGCGGATGTTGCAAGTCTTTATCAACAGGATGACGATGACAGTTCTGGCGGATATCAACCTTCCTACGATCCTACTAGCTTTGATACAGCAGAATTTATGCGAGAAGGTGGCCGCGTAGGTATGCAACAGGGTGGCGTAGCCCAGATGCCTTCTGGTTTTGTTGACCGTCCACCCGAACAAGTTTCTGACGGACAAACTGTTGCGGATAACGTCCCGGCAGAGTTGCCAGAGGGAACTTTTGTTATCAATGCCGCTGCCGTTGAGTTTGCAGGTAGTGCCGATGTCAAGAAAATGATTGAAGATGCACAAAAAGAAGCAGCAAAAGCAGGGGCAGGGGTTGACAAATCTGTAGGGGATGGTAAACTTATAGATGTAGCAGTATCGCGTGGTGAAGTTATAGTTGCACCACAGATTGCCAAAATCATTGGCTACGACCGTCTCAACAAAATTAACAATCGTGGCAAAGAAGAAGTTCGCCGCAGACAGCAGGAAACCCAGCAAGCTGCAACAGGGGGTTTTATAGGAAAAGCTGAAGGCGGAGATGTGACTGTGCGTTACGATTACGATTACACCGAACCTCCGGCAGAAAAAAAAAATCCTTCGTTGAATTATGAAGATCGTATCATCGTAGATGAAGTTCGCCGTAAGATGTTTGACCTTATAGACATAACAAAAGCGGACGAAAAAAGTTGGGATATTTATACTCAGCAGTTTGAAGAAGATCCTATGTTTGTTTCTACCGTTGAGGATCGATTTGGTAAGAGAGAAGTAAATACGGGTCCCATATACCGCAGGTTCTTTGAACGACTAGGTAGAATAAACGATATGCAAGTTTTAGGGGGATCTTATTCTTCAGGCGGCAGAGATATAAACGCCCCATTAACTCCCACGCTATTTAATCTCTTTGTATTAGCAGAAGAATTAGCACACTCCGGTATTCCAGAGCAAAAAACATATAAGCGTAGTTACGGTTACAATCCTGATGTTTCTCCAGATATGGTAGGCGGAATCGTTGAAGAAGAAAATAGTCTGTTTGAAGAATTAAGAGCAAAAAGAATAGCTTTTGAAACTGTTAAAGGACTACTTCCTAAAAGTAAGAAATTTGCAAAACTCACTGAAGACCACTATCGCAAAATCTTTAAGGATTATTTAGAGAAAGGAAATGCTCCCGCTGAAGTAAAAGATTACATGGCTAGAGAATATTCTTTGGATAACATTGAGTATGAAATAGGTAGAACTGTAAAGAAGCCGCTGGGGGTAGATCTTACTCGAAACGAAACTGTAGACGACCTAAAAAAACAAAGAAGATTATTTAGGCGCAGAGATGCAGAGGCCTCCCGCCTTGAGGCTCAAGCGGAAGGGTTTGTCAAAAAAGCTGAAGGCGGAGATGTTGGCGAAGATATCCCGATGGATGAATACGGGGCTGTCCCCAAAGAGACGCTTCGTAAGTTTGCAGAATTTGGTAAACGCAAACAACAGCGTTCTCAGATAAAAGATTTTATCAATAGCCTATCTGATGAAGAAGCACTTGCTCTTCTTATCCTTACAGAAACTGTATCATCAATAGATACCCTCGAAAGCATGGAAGCAATCGGTGAGGTAGTTAAGAATAGAGCAGAAACAGATTATCGTGACTTTAAAAATGTGAACACGATAAAAGATGTCATGCTTCAGCAAACTGCTAAAGGTGCATTTCAGTTCTCCGGCTTAGAACCCACAACCCTGTATGAAAGACTTACAGAAGTTAGAAAGGGTCTTGCATCAAAAGGTTTAGAAAAAACTCTTGCTGCTGCAGAGAACGTTCTTAGCACTGAACCAGATAGAGAAGCATTTAAACGACTACCCGTTGGCACGTTGTTTTATAAAAAACCAAACGCACCAAGCCGATGGATGGAAAACTCACCAGATTTAGAATACGCTACGGAAATAGGTGGACACGAGTTCTACCGGACTTTCAAGAGTCCCGAATATCCGTAAGTTATTCGCTGGCTACCCGCAACGCGGCCCCAGCACAACCGAAGCGGCTACCCACAGCCAAGTGGCCCCGCAATATGAGGTAAACTAAAATGGCAAAACAAGCAAGAGGCCACCGTGCCAATAAAGCAAACGATTCCTTTGGAACAACCAACAATCCGAATCTCTACCGTAACAAATACAAAGATGATGTATACGCGGACGATGAGGATGAAACCCCAGAAGTAGAAGCAACAGAGGACACCGAAGAGGCCACTCCTCAAGTAGCAAAAGAGACGGGGGACAGCTTTGCACCCAAGAAAGAAGCTAGTGAAGATCACGATTACAAAAAACGCTACGATGATTTGAAGCGTCACTACGATGAAAAGATCGCAGAGTTTAAAGGTGAACGTGAAGAACTGGCTGCCCAACTGAAATCAATTAAGGAACGTGCCTACGAAATGCCCCGGGGTGTAACCCCACCGAAAACTCTAGAAGAGTTGGCAGAATTTAAGGAACGCTATCCGGATGTGTTTGAAGTTGTGGAAACTGTTTCTACCTTACAGGCAGAGACGCATATCTCAAAGCTGCGTGAAGAACTTGATGTAATCAAGGAACGGGAAAAGAAACTTGAGAAGGACAAAGCCTACGAGGAACTCCTTCGCTTGCATCCCGATTTCAACGAACTCAAGTCTAACGACAAGTTCCTTGCATGGCTGGACGAACAGCCTGAATCACTTAGCGATGGTATCTACAAGAACAACACCAACGCTAAACTTGCAGCACGGGTCATTGACCTCTACAAAGCTGATGTTGGAATCAGCACCAAGAAATCTTCCAAAACTAGCAAGACAGCTGATGCTGCCGCTGCCGTAACCAAAGCGCAACCCAAAGAGGTTGCAACAAAGGAAACCGGGGGCAAGATTTGGAAGGCTTCAGAAATCGGCAAGTTGAAGCCGTGGGAGTTTGAAAAACTCGAACAAGAGTTGGATACTGCACGGGCAGAAGGCCGAATCGACTTTAACAACTAACCTAACCTCAAAATTGGAAGGAAAGACCAATGGCTTTTGATAGCGCATCAGGTTATAATAACCTGCCTTCCGGGAACTTTACCCCGGAAATTTTCAGCCAAAAAGTCCTCAAATTCTTCCGGCGTGCTTCGGTTGCAGAAGACATTACGAATACCGATTACGCGGGTGAGATTGAGAACTTTGGCGATACCGTTCGGATCATCAAAGAACCGACAATCACCGTCTCCAGCTATGCTCGTGGTTCCGTTGTGAACCCGCAGGATCTGGCTGACGATCAAACCACTATGGTTGTTGACCAAGCGAACGCATTTGCGTTCAAGATTGACGACATCGAAGAGCGTCAGTCACACGTCAACTTCGAGGCTCTGGCCACCTCTTCAGGTGCATACTCACTGAAGCGTAAGTATGATGCCAACGTCCTTGACCTGATGGCCACTGATGCTGGCTTGACTGGTGAGTCCGGCGCGTCTGTTGCACAGATTTCCGATATCGGAACTCTGGGTACTGCACTGGATATCGGTGGCGCAACCACCCCGGGTGACACTGCCATTAACACCATGTTGGCAATGGCTGAAGCCCTCGATAACCAGTCCGTTCCGGAAGAGAACCGCTGGTTCGTTGCTCCCCCGGCTTTCTACAAGCACCTGTTCTCAGCTGGTGCGAAGTTCGCAGAAGTTCAGGTAACTGGCGATGCAACTTCCCCGCTGCGTAACGGCCTTGTATCGCTGGGCAACATTGCTGGCTTCCAGTGCTACAAGTCAACCGCCCTCGTTTCCAACGGTGGCACTGACCAAGTAACACTGTCTGGTCTGGCAACTGATGGCACTGAGAACGTGATTCTGGGTGGCCACATGTCAGCAACCGCAACTGCTTCGCACATTGCGAAAACTGAAGTTGTGCGTTCAACCGAAACCTTCAGCGACATCGTTCGCGGTCTGCATGTATTCGGTCGCAAAGTTCTGCGTCCGGAAGCGATCGTTCGCGGCGTTGTTAGCCTTGACTAATAGGGAGACTAGATAATGGCTACTTACACTGTAACTAATGCTGTTGCTGGCGTTCCTGTTGGCATCAAGCCGCAACTGGTTGAAGTTGTGCTGGACTTTTCCACTACCACGCTGGTTTTTGGCACTGACGTTGTGCAAGCAATCGAGATGAACGCCAACACTCTGGTCCTGATGGCTGGTGTTGAAATTCTGACTGCTGGTGGTGCAGGTTCACTGATTGATCTGGGCGACACAGACGATGATCTGTGGGTATCAGATCTGGACGGTAACACAGCAAACGGCGTAGAAATGAATGCTACTCCGAAGCTGTATACTGCTGCAGACACACTGGATCTGTCTGCTGACACTGCCAGCTTTTCTGGCAAGGTTCGCGTGTTCGCACTGATGGCAGAACTGGGTTCTGGCGAAACTGCTGCGGCGTTCGCCTAATTAACCTGTCGGGGGGCAGGGCCTGAAACCTTGCCCCTTGACAAACCCTATTTTTTATGATATAAGGCTCTTAACCCAGCCGGGAGTAAACCCATAATGGCACGTAAACCTGATAAGATGCCAGCCCGCAACAAAAAGAACTTTCGTCCAACGGAAAAGGGTGCTGGTATGACGGAAGCCGGGGTCAAAGCCTACCGAAGAAAGAACCCCGGATCTAAACTAAAAACGGCAGTTACCGGAAAAGTAAAACCGGGAAGCAAGGCAGCAAAGCGGCGCAAGTCTTTCTGTGCGCGGTCTGCTGGTCAGATGAAGAAGTTTCCTAAAGCAGCAAAGAATCCGAATAGCCGTTTGCGTCAAGCGCGGAAGAGGTGGAAATGTTATCGGCACTTATCGGCCCCCTATCAGAGTTGGCCGGAACATGGATGAAGGGCAAGGTTGAGAAGACCCGCGCTGATTCCGAAGCAAAGGTTGCCAAAGCAAAAGCAGAAGCAACTATCATGGAAAAGAAAGCCACCGGAGAGATCGACTGGGATCTGGAGATGGCAAAAGGTAGTCAGAACTCGTGGAAAGATGAGTGGCTGACTATTTTATTTAGTATACCCCTTATTCTTGCCTTCATACCCGGAATGGAAACGGTGGTCCAAAATGGATTTCAACAACTTGAGCAAATGCCTGAATGGTACCAGTACAGCTTGGGCGTTATTGTTGCTGCAAGTTTTGGAGTCAGATCGGCAACGAAATTCTTTGGAAAGAAATGATGGCAAAGTTATTCGCTACAACCAAGATAGAAAAGCGGCGTATCCGCAGACCCGGCGTTCATAAGAAACGGGTCAACAAACGTAACAAACCCAAAAACTACTTTGGCTAGACATGACAGTAGAAACATTCTTAAAATGGAAGATACTTCCCCGTATGATGATGGCAATTATGACCCTGATGAGTTGGCGTTGTGCAGAATGGTTTATGAACTTGGACAACCCTACAGCAGCACAATCCGCATTTGTAAGCGTTGTAATGGGTGCTATGACAGGTGCGTTTGGCGTATGGATGAACAACGAAGGTAAGTCTCATGGAATACAACCGCGAAAAACTGATTGACCAGCTTATCCTGCATGAGGGATTGGAACTCAAAGTATACAAAGATACTTTGGGTATTGATACGATTGGCGTAGGTCGTAACCTCGAAGATCGTGGCATCACGGATGGTGAACTGATGCACATGAATCTGTTGCGGGAAGAAATCCACACTACAGGTATTACCGAAGAAGATGCGCGGTTCTTGCTTGGCAACGACATCGACATCGTTGAACGCGAACTGCTCGATGCTCATCCGTGTATGGAAAGGTTGGATGATGTGCGTATCCGCGTGTTGCTGGATATGGCCTTCAATCTGGGTGTCCCTCGTTTGCGTAAGTTCAAGAATATGTGGGCTGGTATCCAAGAAGGGGACTACATCCGTGCAGGAGACGAGATGATGGATTCCCGGTGGGCTAATCAGGTAGGTGCGCGGGCTGTGCGTCTCTGCAAGATGATGAAAGAGGGAGAGTAACCATGCCCCTCACCAAAAAAGGCAAAGACATCATGGCAAGCATGAAACGCACATACGGGGGAAAGAAGGGTGAGCAAGTCTTCTACGCAACAGCCAATGCTGGCAAAATCACGGGTGTTGAAAAGAAAGCGCAAGGCGGCACGATTGGAGAGGCTGGCTACAAAAAAGGCGGTAAAGTTAAGAGCAAAAGTAGAGTTAATGAAGCTGGCAACTACACTAAGCCCGGAATGAGAAAGCGTATCTTTAGCCGTATCAAAGCTGGCGGCAAGGGTGGTCGCCCGGGTCAGTGGTCAGCACGTAAGGCGCAGATGTTAGCTGCTGCCTATAAGAAAGCCGGGGGCGGCTACCGGGACTAACCCGATGGAACACGTTTTTTTGTTGCTTGTATATCTTGGCGTTGGAGAAGACAGATACCTTGCAAGTAACGATATGTATTTCCGTTCTATTACGGAATGTAATTTTTTTGCATCGGAGATTGCAAAGAGATATGGAACCCACTCAAGCCTAGACGCAATAGACAGGCGAGACAGAGCAACCGTCTATTGTATACCAAAATTTGTTAACCCGGAGAACGTAGAGGTATACTAAAATGGATCCTGTCACCGCGATGGCTACCGCTTCGGCGGCTTTTAACGCATTAAAGAAGGGTTTCCAGATTGGTCGTGACATTGAGTCTATGGTAAGCGACCTGTCACGCTGGATGGGGGCTTTGTCTGACGTAGAACAGGCGGAAAAGGAAGCCAAGAACCCGCCAATATTCAAGAAGCTGTTTGCTGGTAAATCAGTTGAACAGGAAGCCCTTGAAATTGTAATGAACAAACGTAAGCTACAGGAACAGCGGGACCAGCTACGGCAACTTATTCAATACACATGCAAGGCAGGGACATGGGAAGAACTCATCCGTATGGAAGGTAAAATCCGGACGGAAAGACAAGAAACCATGTATCGCCAACGTGAAAGACGCAAGAAGTTTCTTGAGATAGTTGCACTGATAGGGTTCTTTATATTTGTAGTTGCATTTATCACGTTTATACTCTGGCTTTACATAAACCGATAAAAACTGTTGCCTAAATCAACTGTGAACTGTATAATACAGTGAAAGGCGGTTAATATGAAAAAGCTGGCTATAGACGCACTGAAACACCAATATACAGCGCAGATGAAAAATGCGGAATACACCCTTGAAAACTATCTGTCAAACCCTGCTGCGATTGGTGAGCATCCAAACTTACTGGCAGAAATGGACACTGCCCTCGAAAGCTGGGTCTCCGCTAATGACAAGTTGGCTGCGATTTCCTTTCTGACTATAGGAGACATTGATGGCGTTGAAGAAGAGTCAGCGATCCTTGAAGAGTTGGACTAAGCAGAAGTGGCGCACCAAGTCCGGCAAACCGTCTACTCAGGGTCCCAAAGCAACGGGAGAACGTTATCTGCCAGAGAAAGCGATCAAGGCTCTATCGGCAAAAGAGTATGCGGCCACAACCCGTGCGAAACGTAAGGCAACGCGGGCGGGCAAGCAGGTTTCCAAGCAGCCGAAGAAGATAGCCAAGAAAACACGGTCCTACAGAAAAACTAGCTGATGTCGATTACGTCCTATCCAAATCTTGTTCGCCTATCTAGCACGGGCAACGGCAATGTAGTCACATTTGGGGGTGGCAACATAGACGCTTTTGGTAGGCTTCGGATTGCTTCCCCATTTACGTTGTTTGACAGCCAGAATCGTTACGCTATTGATGAGCAGTTTGATACCAGCACATCAGGCAGTGCCAGCACATCTCACCTGTCAAACGAGAGCAGTGTTCAGATGTCTGTTACCACTACATCCGGGGACGAAGTTATCCGCGAAACCAAGCGGGTATTTCCGTATCAACCGGGTAAGAGTTTGCTGGTTATGGAAACGTTTGTATTTGCGGCACGGCAAGACAATCTCCGTCAGCGGGTAGGATACTTTGGGGCAGACGATGGTGTCTACTTGGAACAGAACGATACGGATGTTCGTCTGGTTGTTCGGACCTCTACCAGCGGCAGTGCCAGCGATGCAAGTTATGTGACGCAAACAAACTGGAACGTAGATAAGTTGGATGGAACAGGACCTAGCGGTAAGACCATCAATCTGACTACGGATCCGAAAGCCCAGATATTCTTTATGGATTTTGAGTGGCTAGGCGTAGGAACAGTTCGGTGCGGGTTCGTAATTGACGGTGAGTTTGTTATTTGCCACAAGTTTCATCATGCAAATAGCGTAACTGCTGTTTACATGAAGACAGCTATCCTGCCTCTTCGTTACGAGATTACCGCAACAGGCACGCTATCTAGCGGAACAAGCATGAAGCAGATTTGTTCCAGCGTTGTAAGTGAGGGTGGTTATCAGCAAGTTAAGGCCTTGAGTTGGGCAAGGATGACAGCAGCTACCACAGTCACAACATCCTTTGAACCGTTGGTATCTATCCGTCTTAATTCGTCTAGCTTGGATGCTGTTGTTCTTCCCGCCTACTATACCGTATTTCCTATCCCTAACAACGTTGATTATGAGATTGCCCTGATTAAGAACGCGACACTTACTGGGGCTTCTTACGATACATCCACCTTCAACAACGTTGATTACGATGTAACTGCAACAGCCCTATCAGGTGGGACAATCGTGTTGCAAAACTACACGAAGGGAACTAACCAATCTTCAGGGGATGCAATCGTGCCAACCGGATATAACTTTGATTTACAGGTTGGCAGAACCATAGCTGGAACAAGCGATGTGTATACGCTGGCAGCTAGAACAATCTCTGGCACAGACGACATCATCGGATGTTTGGCTTTCTGGGACTTGACTGACGGGGCATAAGATGGAACGCCGTAAGAAACGCACACTCCCCCTAGAACTGACGACATCCAATCAGGATATCTACACCGTTCCTGCCCGTTTCACAGCAGACGTGAACAGCATCTATATCAACAATGCGTCCTCTTCCGCTGTAACTTTTAGTCTGGACTGGTATGAAGCTGCAACAACAACGTATCATACCCTTGCGGAAACTGTTGAGTTGCCCGCTAATTCGTTGCTTCAGATTACAGACTACCCTCTTTTCCTTGTCAAGGATGACAAGATTCGCGGCCTTGCAAGTGCAAACAGTGCCGTTCACATATCAATATCCATAGAAGAGTTTTTTGAAACTTCTCTGAACTAACCTGCCTATTTAAGGAGAAAACCTATGGCAATCACAACTGCAATGTGCAACAGCTTTAAGACAGAACTGTTGGGCGGTCTCCACGATTTGGATACCGACTCTCTGAAACTTGCTCTGATTAAAGCATCCCCTTCTGGCACATACAACGCCAGCACAACTAACTATTCTGACGTAACAGGTAACTCTGACGAAGCATCTGGGACTAACTACACTGCTGGTGGTCAGGTTCTTGACGGTGCGTCAATTACTTTGGACGGTTCTACCGCTATCGTAGATTTCACTGATGAAGTATTTGCAAACGTAACAGTATCTGCTGACGGTTGTATCATCTACAATACTGCAAACAGCAACTCTGCTATCTGCGTTATCGACTTTGGTGGCACTGTATCTGCTACTGCTGGTGACTTGACTATTGAATTTCCTGCTGCTGACGCATCCAACGCTGTAATCCGTATAGCTTAAAAGGTCTGTAGATGGCTACTGTATCTGCAATATATGGAAGCGGTGTATACGGTTCATCTGAATATGGTGTAATCAATATTACTGTTAGTATTAGTGGTGTTTCAGCTACAGGTAATATTGCTAGTGTTGTAGCAGGTGGTTTTGAGGTAGATGTTACAGAACGTATCACAATAGGTGTTGAAGGTACAGGTTCTGTTGGAAGCCTAACTGTTAACACAGCGGCAGGGCTAACAGGTGTAGTTGGCACATTTACAGTTAACGCAGCAGGACTGGACATCAGGTCTATTAACCGTGTTCCTGTATCTGGTTCACCTATGACAGGTTCTATAGGAACAGTAAGTCCTAACGTAGATGAACCGATTGCTACAGGTGTAGAAGCTACAGGGCAAGCAGGAACAGTTGGAGTTAATACCGCTGCAGGTGTCACGGGAGTAGAAGGGGAACTTAATCCTCTCAAACCTTTTACAGCAAGTGGCGATGCACAGCTTTCTACAGCAGAAAAGAAGTTTGGCACTGCTAGTTTACTACTAGATGGAACAGGTGATTTTGTAACAACAAGTTACACTTCAAGTCTGTTAACAAGTTCAGAGTGGG